CCAGAAATGGAACAGTTTATAGCAGAATGGAAATCTTTATATGATTCAAAATCAGGAGAACGTGGAATCTACAATGTTGCAGCAGCACAAAAACAAGCAGCTAAATATGGAAGACGGGATCCTGAAATTCATTATGGAACCAACCCATGTTCAGAGATTATTCTCCGTCCTTATCAGTTTTGTAATCTTTCAGAAGTCGTATTACGTGAAAAAGACACAATTGAAGATGTTGCAAATAAAGTCCGTCTTGCCACTATTTTAGGAACATGGCAATCAACACTAACAGACTTTAAATATCTTCGTAAAATTTGGAAAGACAACACAGAAGAAGAACGTTTATTAGGAGTTTCTTTAACTGGTCAATTTGGACATAAATTCTTTTCAGGTAAAGAAGACATTAACAAGTTGGAACAAGTATTAATTGAACTTCGTGAGTCTGCAAGAAAAACAAATGCAGCAGAGGCTAAAAAAATTGGTATTCAAGAATCAGCAGCAATCACATGCGTTAAACCTTCTGGAACCGTATCTCAATTAGTTGGAGTATCGTCTGGAATGCATCCATGGCATTCTGAATACTATATCCGTACAGTTCGTGGTGATAAAAAAGATCCTATCTCTACATTCTTAAAAGAAGTAGGAATTCCAGTAGAAGATGATGTAATGAAGCCAAACGACACATACGTATTCTCATTTCCAGTAAAAGCACCAGAGGGCGCTATTGTTAGAAATGATCTTACTGCAATTGATCATTTAAATACATGGTTAATTTATCAACGAGCATGGTGTGAGCACAAACCATCAATTACAGTTTCTGTAAAAGAAGATGAGTGGATGGAAGTTGGAGCATGGGTATATAAGCATTTTGATGAGGTATCTGGAATTTCATTCCTGCCCCATTCAGATCACACATATAAACAAGCACCTTATCAAGAAGTTTCCGAAGAAGAATATTTAGATCTTTTAGGTAAAATGCCTAAAGAAATTAGATGGGCAGATCTTTCATTTTATGAAACAGAAGATGGAACATCTGGAACTCAAACACTTGCATGTACTTCTGACGGAAATTGTGAAATTGTAGATATTTCAGCATAGTAGTATAATAGATAGTGGCGAAAGCCAAAAGGAGATAACATGAACACATATACAGCACAAATACTAGCAGCTCTAGGAACATACGGAAGAGCATTCTTAGCAGCAGCTACAGCCTTATACATGACTGGAAATACAAATCCAAAGGATTTGGTTGCAGCAGGAGTTGCAGCAGTTGCCCCAGTTATTCTAAAGGCATTAAGTCCAAGTAATCAAGAATTTGGCTTCAAGAAGTAAAATAAAGTAACACCAGTTAGGATCTCTCCTATGCTAAAATGAGCATAGGAGTTTTCCTATTTTAGGAGATTTTGCAAATGGCAGTAAACAAAAATTTTGAAGTAGATCAGAATACTACTTTTACCTTTGAGGTTCAATATACCCTAGAGGATGAAGTAACGCCTATTAATTTAACTGGCGCTACCGCAAAGATGCAAGTACGTGATACAAAAGGTGGAAGCAAATTAGCTTTTACTTTAACCTCACCTTCTGGCGGTATTACAATTAATGGATCAACTGGTACATTAACAATTAAAATGACACCTACTCAAACTAATAAATTATTTTATCCAAAGTCTGCCTATGACATTATGGTCGTCGATTCTAATGGGAATAAAATAAAACTCCTAGAGGGTTTTATGACACTCAGTAGATCGGTAACTATATAATGTCTGAAAAAGTAATAGTAACTGAAGTAAAAAATAAAGTAATTGTTTTATCTCCTGGACCCCAAGGTCCTAGAGGAAATACTATTTTAAATGGTAGCGGTGCCCCAGCAAATAATCTTGGAATACAAAATGATTTCTACATAGACAACCTTACTTCAAGATTTTATGGACCAAAACTTTCTGATTCAACATGGTCTGGTGCACATTCATTCTTGCTTGCATCAAGTACAGTTCCAGATCACCGACATACATATGATGGTGAAATTGATGAAACATATGTTCCATAATTTCAGGCAATTATAAATATTGACTGATATAATTAGATGAAGTCATAATTTAGAGGTAAACATGGCAATAAACTTTCCAGAATCATTAGATCAATTATCAAATCCAAATGCAACTGATTCATTAAGCAATCCTTCGCACTCTGAACAACACAGAAATGCAAATGATGCAATTGAAGCATTGCAAACAAAAGTTGGTATTGATGGATCTGAAGATGAAAACTCATTAGATTATAAAGTTGCAGATATTATTTCTCAATTAGATAGTCTAGGCAACAATACAGATACCATTCAAACATTATTAGGCCTTGAAGGTAATAATGATCTAACAGTATCTGGAATTGAGAATAAAACAACACTTGACTCATTCAACAAAACACAGTATAGAGTAGTCAAGTATATTCTATCTATATCAAGAGGTTCAAATTACTATACATCTGAACTGTCTGTTTTAAATGATGGAACTAACATAAACCTTTCAGAATCTAATGTAATATCAAATACCAACACTACATTAGCAACAGTCACATTTGAAGAAAATTCAGGTATAATTAACTTATGCGTAACTCCCACTAGTACTGCGGTAACAGCAAGATACTATAGGACTGCGCTTAAGGCATAAAAAAAGCAGTACAGGGAGATATAAATGGCAACAGTAAATAAAAACTTTAGAATCAAGAATGGTTTAGTTGTTGAGGGATCAACAGGTACCATTAATGGTCAAAATATATTAACAGAGACAGGTTCAGATACATACATTCTGAATTTAATTGGCGGAGAAACACTTGTTAAATCCGTATCATCCGACTTTACAGTAACTCAAGGCGGAGAACTTCAAATCAATGGCTCTTCAGATCTTGCAAGAACTGGAGATATCCCAACACAAACTTCTGATCTTACAGAAGCAAATGGAGTTCTATATTTCACAGATGCTCGTGCTCGTGAAGCATTATCTGCTGGTACTGGTATTAATTACGATAATACTACTGGAGAAATTTCCGCAGATCTTGGAGATTTTAACACAGACAACCTATCAGAAGGAACTACAAATAAGTATTATCATAAAGGAACTGCAGAAGCTGATATAGGAGCATTTTTAGCAAATGCATCAAAAGAAAATATTGCAATATCTTATGATCCATCTAGTGGTCTTTCTATCACTGCAGAAAATGGCGTAGCAGATTCAACAACAGACGACCTAGATGAGGGTACAACAAATAAGTACTTCACAAATACTCGTGCTCGTGATGCAATTTCTGGAGTTGGCGTAGTTTCTTATGACGGTTCAAAAGGTGAAATTAGCGTTTCATACAATACTGGCTTAACAAATAATAATGGTAAGTTAGAAATTGATCGTAATACTGTAGATCAATGGTACGATGCATCAGGTGCAGCAGGAGATGTTCAAGATAACCTTGATGATCATACAGGTGCTTCTTCAAACGTACACGGAGTAACTGGTTCAGTAGTTGGAACAACTGACTCACAAGATCTTTCAAACAAAAGATTCATTGATACAGTTTACTTCACAGATGGTGTAACAATTAACAATGAAGGTGAAATTGCTATTCGTTCTGGAAGCCATGACTTTGATGTTCAGGCTAACTACGGAGATCTTCACCTTAAGACAACAGCATCAGGTGCTGACGTTCAAATTACATCACAAACTGGAGATATTCTTCTTAATGCAGATGGAAAGGCGTACTACGGATCTGCTTCAGAAGGTAATGAAATTGCAACTCACTCATATGTAGATAATGCAGTTTCTGGTCTTGACTGGAAGAATGCAGTAAATTTACTTGCAAATATTAATATTCCAAGCCTTACAGACTTCCTAACAGAAACTATTGATGGTCATACTGTAGGTTTTAGTCAAATTGGTTACAGAATTTTATTAACAAATCAAGATACTGATTCTGAAAATGGTATTTATGATGTAGTAGCAGGATCAACCACAGGTTTAATAAGCCTTACACGTTCAGCAGATTCAGATGCAAATGATGAGCTAAAGGGTGCAGCAGTTTATGTTATGGAAGGATCTACCTATGGAGCAACTTCTTGGGTTCAATCTAATCACTATATATCTAATTTTGCTAATCAAGACTGGACACAGTTCTCAGGTCAAGGTTCTGTAACAGCAGGAGACGGTATCACAGTAGATGGTCTAGAAATTTCAATTGACCGCACAACTGTTGATGACTGGTACGAAGCATCAGGTGCAGTTTCAACTCACTCAGATCTAACTACTGGAGTGCATGGTGTAACTGGCTATGTTGTAGGAACTTCTGATTCACAGACTCTTACAAACAAGACAATTTCTGGTTCAAGCAACACAATTTCTAATATCGGAAATTCATCACTTACACATTCATCAATCACAATCAATGGGAATGCAACATCACTTGGTGATAGCGTAACCCTTTATACAGATGATATTGATGAAAATGCTGGAGCAACAAATCTTTACTTTACAGATGCTCGTGCACAAGATGCAGTAGATGGAACAGATCGTTCGTTTACATCTGTTTCAATTAATGAAGTTTCAAAGGAAGTTGCTGCAACAACTGGAAATATTGTTTCTGCAGCAGCAACTACAGCATACGCTTGGGCAAAGGCAGATTACCGCAGTGCTAAGTTTATGGTTAAAATTAAAAATGGATCTCATACAGAGGTTTGTGAATTACTAGTTACTTTAGACACATCTGACAATGTTTATCTAACAGAATACGGAATGTCATCAACAAGCGGAACATCTCTAGGAACTATCACAGCAGATGTAAGCGGAGCAGATGTACGTATCCGTGTAACACCAGCAAATAATAACTCAGAAGTTATTGTAGCTGGAACATTAATTAAATAATTAAATAAAAGGCCAGGGGGGAGCCTGAATCCCCTCAAATAAAATCGGGGGATAGGGAACTCGTGACTACAAATAATAAAGACTTTAATGTCCAATATGGACTTGACGTAAATGGACCAGCAACACTTGGATCCACTATGGTTATTAATAGCACCCCGATTTCAATAGACACTCAAACACATAGACCAAAAGCCAATGTAGATAATACTTGGTTTGAGTTTGCATTGATGTCAGATATTCATCAAGCAGTTATAAATAATGAGGTTCAATACGATGGCAACTAATAATAAAAATTTTAAAGTTAAAAATGGATTAAATGTAAATGGAACTTCCACATTTAATTCAGATTTTATTTTGAATGGCACCCAAATAGCATTTGATACTCAAACAAATAGATTAAAAGTTTATGTAAATAATGAATGGGTAGAGGTAGCAACATTAGCAGATGCAGAAGGTCTATCTTTTGAAGATATTGGCGTATCTGTAGATTATGATGGAAATGCCACCTATATAGTTCAAGGAAATGGAATAGTCCCAAGTGGAACCAGCAAATTTGCTGACGGGGGTAATCCAAGTAGCAGTACTTTTAGATATATATTTGATGCAGGTGTTTTAGTCTAATCATTATAATATTTAAATGATATAATTTAAGGATAAAGGAGACATAAATATGTCAACAGTAAGAATTCAAGTACGTCGAGGAACAGCAGACCAATGGTCTGACGTAAACCCAATTTTAGCGGCGGGAGAAATGGGTCTTGAATCAGATACTAACTTTATTAAGTTTGGTAATGGCACAAGTAACTGGGACGCCCTTCCATATGCTAATGACCCAACATCATTTGATATCAGCAATACATTAGCTGATTATGTATTAATTTCAGATGTAGGAAATGCAGGCGGACCTGCAAAATTAGATGCAGATGGAAACTTATTAATTCCTAAATCAAGTATTATTATAGAAGGATCATCAGCAGATGCTTATGAAACAACATTAACAGTAACAAATCCAACAGCAGATAGAACAATTACACTACCAGATGTTTCAGGTACTGTAGCTGTGTTAAATTCTAGTGGAGATTTAACAATTCCTGGAAACTTAACAGTTTCTGGTGATACAACTACTTTAAATGTATCTCAAGTTTTAGTAGAAGATAATGAAATTATTTTAAACTCTAGCGTATCATCTGGAACTCCGTCTTTAAATGCATCTTTAATTGTAAAAAGAGGCGATGATATAAGTGCATTTATTAAATGGGATGAATCAGCAAATAAATGGAAATTTAGTGATGATATAGGAAATGATTATGTTATAGCATCAGACTCAGGTGTAGATACAAAAATTTCAACACATAATTCTGATACTACAAATGTTCATGGTATTTCTAACACAGCAGATTTAGCAACAAAATCATATGCAGATAATGCGCTTTCTCAACATACTTCTGCAACTACTTCTGTACATGGTATTTCAAATACTGCAGATCTAGCAACAAAAATATACGCAGACAATGCTGTATCAACACATAGTTCAGATACAACTTCTGTACATGGTATTCCTGACACTGCAGATCTAGCAACAAAAATATACGCAGACCTTGCAGTTTCAACACACAACTCAGCTACAAATGTTCATGGTATTTCTAACACAGCAGATTTAGCAACAAAATCATATGCAGATAATGCGGTCTCAACACAAGCTATTACAACTGCTTCAAATCTAGCTACAGCGGTATCAAATCACAATTCAGCAACAACTTCAGTTCATGGTATAGCAGACACATCTGCACTTGTAACAAAAACATATGTAGATACAGCAGATAACCTTTTAGCACCAAAAGCAAATCCAACATTTACTGGAACAGTAGCTGGAATTACAAAGTCAATGGTAGGGCTTGGTAGCGTAGATAATACTTCAGACGCAGATAAGCCAGTATCAACCGCAACGCAAACAGCTTTAGATGCTAAATTAGCACTTGCTGGTGGAACAATGACAGGAGCACTTACACTTTCAGGTGCACCAACATCAGATCTTCATGCAGTAACTAAACAATATGTAGATGGACTTGCAGCGGGAATCAATTTTCATGCTCCAGTAGTTGCAGCAACTGCAGGCAATTTAGCAGGAAATTATAACAATGGAACAAATGGATATCTTGCTACATTAACAAAAGCATCAAATGGATCAATTGGAACCATAGATGGCGCTACAGTTGCTGTAGGAAATAGAATTCTTCTTCGTGCACAAACAGATGCTAAGCAAAATGGTATTTATGTAATTACAGCACTAGGAGATGGTTCAAATCCTTGGGTGATAACTCGTGCTGCAGATGCCGATAACAACCCAGCAGGAGAACTTGCAACTGGAGATTTTACATTCGTAACATCTGGTTCAACAAATGGATCTAAGGGATTTATTTTAAACACAACAGGTACAATTACAATTGGTACAACAGAAGTTACATACTCACAGTTTAATGCTTCAGAAGCAATTATTGCTGGAACTAATATTAGTAAAAATGGAGCTACAATATCTGTTGTAGCCACTCCAGTATTAGATGGAGTACAGTTCACAGATGGTACACAAACCAAAGAGGGTGTTCCTTCAAGAACTCCAATTATTTCAAAAACTGGAAACTATACTCTTACAAACTTGTCTGAAAGAGATTCATTAATTGAAGTAGATTCAACAAGTCCTGTAACAATTACAATTCCAACAAACTCAGCAGTTGCTTTCCCAATAGGAACAACATTAGATATACTTGGAGTAAATACAGGATTAATTACAATTGCAGGAGATACTGGAGTAACTGTAAATGCTACCCCAGGATTAAAATTACGTGAACAATGGTCATCATGTACTTTATTCAAGAGAAATACAGATTCTTGGGTAGTATATGGAGACCTTAAGGCATAAGGGAGAATATAAATGAGTAAAAGAGCTGGTAGACATTCACAACAAGCAAATGACTTTTTACAACCATTAAAACCAGTCATTTCATCAGTAATAGATGTAGGTTTAGCTAGACCATACAATGATGGTGCTGTTTTAATTTCATTCTCATTACCAGAAGGATCACCATTAGCAACTTCATTTACAGCAACGTCTACTCCAACTGGCCTAACAGTTACTGGATCATCATCTCCATTAACAATGACTGGATTGGCATCAAATACAAATTATACTTTTACAGTTTATGCAACAAGTACAGCAGGACAATCTCCAACCTCAGATGAATCTTCCTCTGTTTTAGTAACAACTGTTCCACAAGCACCGCAATCAGTGGATGTTACTTCAACAGTAGCAGACAAAGATGATATTACATGGACAGAACCAGCAACTGGTGGAAAAACAATTTCTTCATATACAGTTGTGTCTAGCGATGGACCATCTTATGAAAATATAACGACTACATCCTATCAAGTTTCAGAAACTGGTGGTACGACACAAAGTTATACAATTTATGCAATTAATGAAAATGGAACATCTGCTGGTGCATCTACAAATCAAGTAACCACCTTCTTTTCACCACCAAGCTTCTTCTCACCACCACTATTCTTTGGTCCACCAATGTTCTTTGGCCCACCGCTATTCTTTGGTCCACCACTATTCTTTGGTCCACCACTATTCTTTGGCCCACCAGCTTTCTTTTCACCACCAAGATTCTTTTCACCACCAAGATTCTTTGGTCCACCATTTTTCTTTGGTCCACCAAAATTTGCTGGTGGATGTGTATTTGAAGATACACCTATTTCAGTAGTTGGAGAAAATGATACTATTGAATATAAACCTGCAAAAGAAGTTCAAGAAGGAGATGTAGTATGGGCTTTAGATATAGAAGAACTTCCTAAAGATACATCAACATATGCATCACTTCATTGGTCAAGTCCAACATTTACACCAAATAATTTAGTTAAAACTACAATAGTAAATAAAATTATTTCAATTGTTGAAGAAACTATTACAATTAATAACGATGCCTCATCCAGATTTAGTAAGTCTCATCAATTATTTGTAATTAGAGATGGAGTAAGTTATTTCATATTAGCAAAAAATCTAAAAGTTGGAGATATATTGTCTAAGCATGATCAAAATGGAAACTTGTTCCAAGAAGAAATTACTTCTATTGAAAATGTTGTAGAAGAAGCAACCGTATATACATTTAACGGAGATCCATACGATCTAACCTATGCAAATGGTATATTAACACATAATAAATAATATAGACATATTATTTAATATTTGCTATAATATATTTAATTAATAGATAGGATAAATATTGTTTACGTCTGTAAATGAGTTGGCTACTGGAATTTATGTGTATAAAAACGCATTCAAAAATCCACAATTAATAATAGATAAACTAGAAGATACTTTAACAAATAGCAATATCTATAAATGGCAAGAAGCTAAAGTGGGATATAAGAAAAAAAATACAGACTATAGAGATTGTCTTGATTTTAAGATAAATAGAATAGAAAATAAGTCTGTTATTAAAAATACGGATAGGCTATCTCTAGAAGAAGTTTGGCAAGAATCATATAAATCACAACTTCCAGCAGTTGAACATTATTCTTCTTTATATAATATAGAATTAAATTATTGGGAATCTTTTAATTTTATTAAGTATGGAGAAAATCAACATTTTAAAGAACATTCAGACCATGGGTACTCCTATGTATGTGTACTATCTTCGGTTGGATATTTGAATGATGACTATGAGGGCGGAGAACTGTTTTTTCCAAAATTTAATTTAACTGTTAAACCCGAAGCAGGAGATCTATATTTATTTCCATCTAACTTTATATATTCTCATCAGGCACTACCAGTAAAAAACGGAACAAAATATTCTATAGTAACAATGTTAGATTATAATGAAAATAATCATAAGGAGAGCTAAAATATGTTAAGCAATGCAGAATATTTACATCATGGAATTATGGTGTATAGAAATGTTTTTACAAAAGAAATGGATTTAGTTAATAGACTAGAAAATTCATTAAATGGAAGCAATGAAAAATATAAGTGGAATCAGGCTCAAACTGGTTATACAAATACAGATTTAAAGTATAGAGATGCTTATGATTTTAAAATAAAGAAAAATTCAGAAGACAGTTTAATGTTATCTATGCAACATGTTGATAGAAATAATAAAACTGAAATTGAAAATGAATTAGAGAAAATATGGGAAGATTCATACCAGGCACAGATAGCTCCAGTAGAAGATTATCGTAGTATGTTTGGGCTTGCTCCTTTAACTTACTGGGAATCTTTTAATTTTGTGAAATATGGAAAAGATCAACATTTTCAAGTACATTCTGATCACGGGTATTCTTATATTTGTGTACTTTCATCTGTAGGATATATTAATGATGATTATGAGGGTGGAGAATTATTTTTTGATAAATTTAATTTAAAAATTAAACCAAAAGCTGGAGACCTATACTTATTTCCATCATCTTATATATATTCACATGCAGCAATGCCTGTTACAAATGGAACAAAATACTCTATTGTTACAATGTTAGATTATTTAGAGGCTCCTCACACGCCAGAGTACAGATTGATTGAAAAAAGATATACAGAAGGTTATGCATAATATAAAAGTATATAAAGCATATGATGCTGCCAATATAGAGCAGCTTCCAGTTAAAAGAGAATGGATGGATAAAACTTTTGAGGCACATGCATACAGGTGTTTTCCAGTAACGCTAACCAACTCTTTAGGCTGGGGAATATCTTTTCCAGAAGACATAACATTTGTATGGGATGGAATATCTGATACAAGTGGGGAACATGTTAAAATACTTCAAGGTAAAAAATATTGTTATACAGAAAGAGCAAATGCAACAATAAGTTTTAAAACAGGATTAACTTTTAGAACCGAAGAAAATATTACTTTATTACAAATGCCAGTCCCAAATATGTTTATTGATGGAGCACAGCCATTTACTACCTTAATCAGTACTTCATTTTTTAGTGGAGAACTTCCATGTGCTTGGAGAATTACTAAACCAAATACTCCAATTACAATAAAAGCCAATACACCAGTAATGTCAGTTATACCTATTTCTTTAGGAGAACTACAAAATTCAGAAATGATAATTGATGATATAAAAAACTTACCACCAGTTATTCCAAATGAAAGTTATGATGAAGTAGAGCATCTCAAAGCTAATAAAAAAATTTTAGAACAAGGAAAATGGACTAATTTTTATAGGGATGCTGTAGATTATAAAGGAAATAAATTAGGAAATCATGAAGTTAAAAGCATTAAGTTAAAAACAATAAATAAGGAAAACAATGCCTAAAATAATTTTCCATTCAAATAGATTATATAACTATGAATCAGAACATTTACCATCTACAATAAAAAAAGAAATGCCAGAATGGTTTTCAAAAGCTAGTAAATATTGGAAACCTAAAACAAGCCCAGAAACTTATATTATAGATGAGCATGGAGATAAATCAGTCGGCTTTAAGTCATGTCCAGCCCTATTAGATATTTTTACAGTAGGATATACTTTAAAAACCCCTTGCGATTTATATTTTTATGAAAAAGATAATAGCATTTATGTACAAGTAGAACCAGGATTTGAAGATTTTTGTGCTAGAAGAGACGCTATGGCTGAATTTGTTTCACCAGATGGTTATCATGAAGATCATTTTCATTGGTGGCCAAATTGGGGAATTGAATTGCCTAAAGGATATAGTTTATTAGTTTTAAGTCCTATAAATAGATACGATTTACCATTTTTAACAGTTGGTGGTATTATAGATAGTGATGAGTATATTCTTCCTGGACTTACTCCATTTTTTATTAAAAAGGGATTTACTGGCAAGGTTCCAGCTGGAACGCCATTTGTTCAAGTAATTCCATTTAAGAGAGAAGACTGGAGTTCTGAAATAAAATTTTATAATCAGGGAGAAATGATTAAGAGACACAAAAGAAATACTGCAATGTATAGAGTAAGAAAAGGTGGAATATATAAAAGATTTACGTGGAAGCCTAAAAAATATGAATAAGGAGAAAAATGCAACAGTTTGAATCAAGCACCGAAGTAAGAAGAGCTAGAACATCAATTACACCATCTGGATATTTTGGAAATTCTCCAAAAATGATTCAAGAAATTGAAAATTTTCTTACAGAAGAAGAGCAAGAATATTTATTGAATTTTGCTAAAAATAATACAGTATGGGATATTACTAAAACAAACCATAATGAAAATGGAACAATTATTTATGACCATAGAGTTTGGGAAAATAGGGTTGCAACTTTAGATAGCTTAACTAAAGCTGATGAAAAAGTAGTTTATATGTTAAGAGAAATAATCCAAAGACTAAAGCCTATTATAGAAGATTTTTATAATGTAGAGGCAAACCCAACTAATCCTGCAATTGTAAGATGGCCTGTAGGCACAATGCAATGGCCACATGCAGACAAAGAACTACACGAAGGTCCAGACGCAGGAACTGAAAATGAATTTCCTTGGTATGACCTAGGAACTATTTTTTATTTAAACGATGATTATGAAGGCGGAGAACTTCATTTTCCTAAACAAGAAATAGCATTTAAGCCAAAGGCAAGAGCCGTATACTTTTTCCCAGGAGATTTAAATTATATTCATGGGGTTAATAGAGTAAAAAGTGGATGCAGATATACATCACCATGGTTTTGGACTATTACAGATTTGAAAGGTAAAAAAGATGAATGGTTTAACTAAACATAAAGAAGATGTTTTTACTATAGAAAATTTTCTTTCTGAAGAAGAAGCTAAAAAAATTATTGCTTACTTAGAGATGTCTGTATCTAATGGATATATTGAATGGAATCAAATTTCTTTTTACGAATCTTATGCAATGGGATTTTGGGAATACGATAATAATCTTATCGGATTTGGATTAGATCCAAAATATTTTCATCATTTAAAAGACAGAATTAAAAAAGCTGGCGAAGAATGTTTTGGAAAAGAATTATCTGAAATTAGTTATCATACACAAAAATGGACAGAAGGTGCTTTTGCTGACTTTCATTCCGACAATTCAGATAAAGATGGAAATCCAACCGCTTTTCAAAGAAGTAAATATGCTATATTTTTATATTTAAATGAAGATTTTGAAGGTGGTAGATTAAATTTTGAACATTATGATATTACAATAAAACCAAAAACTGGTTTAATTGCAATATTTAAAGGTGGACATGGAAATGAACATGAAGTTACAAAAGTTAAAAATGGTACAAGATATACAATTGGATCTTTTTGGGATGATGCAGATGCAGTATATAGCGAAGAAGATCAAAAAAGATGGAAAGTAGAACTAGCAGAAACTAGAGCTGAGCAAGCAGAAATGTATAAAAAATGGAATGAAGATAGAGAGAACGGCATAGTTCCAGACTATATTGGAAAAGACGAAAGATAATGTCAGACTTAGAAATATTAGAATCTAATATATATTATTATAAAAATGTAATTGAAAATCCAAAAGCTTTTATTGAAGAAATTGAAAGTTTAGATAAAGATTTAAAATCTGACTCTCAAATATCTAAATGGAAAGTGTGGGAATCTAGTAACAGCACAATGGTATTTGGATTATATAAAGATGGATTTTTTAGTAATATAAATAATAAAACATCGGTAGATCAATCATGCACTAATATTTCTAAACAAATTAAATTAATAGCAGACTATATGTCTAACGATTTTTGTGAAAAAACTCAACTTGAAAAAGGTTTTCTGCCAGATCCATTTTCAATAAGAAAATATAATACAGATGCATATATGGGACCACACACAGATTCTGGTGATGACAATGGAAAATTAGTTCCAACAATATCTATGGTTATTTATTTGAATGATGACTATGAGGGTGGAGAGATTAATTTTATTAATCAAAACATTAGCCTTAAGCCAGAAGCGGGTAGTTTAATAGTATTTCCTTCGCATCAACCATATCTGCATGATCCAAAACCAGTAATTAAAGGTAATAAATACATGATTCCTTTATTCTGGTTTAAATAAATTATAAAGTATAATTAAAATATGTCTTATTATTTAAAAATTATTAGAGATAATCCAATAGGCCTATGGAAGCTAGATGAAGTTTCTGGAACATCAGCATATGATACTTCTGGGTGTTCAAATAATGGAACATACTCTGGTACATTTATAAATAATTTAATACCATTGGTTGCTGGTGGAATTCAGGCAACTAAGATAACATCTTCAAATAGCATATCCTTCCCCATAGTAAAAGATTATTATCAACAAATATCAAAAGGAAATATAGCAGATAAATACTCCATAGATAATGATTTTTCTATTGAGTTATGGTTTTATCCAAAAATTAAAACTAATAATAAAACAACAATATTTGCTGATTCAAATAGCAATGTTGGATTATATTATGAAAAAGGAAATATAGTTTTTCAAGTTGGAAATCAATCTACTGAATATACAATTCCATATATTAAAAAATCCCATCATATTATTGCAGTATATTCTGTTAATAGTTTATCTCTATATATAGATGGAAAAAATGAAACTAATAAACAATTACTGTCTAAGGTTATTTTAAATAATACCTCTACAACATTTCAATCTGGGCCAACAACCAATGCCTCAGATTATTTTTTAATTGATTCAATTTCATTATATAGATATAGCTTGACAAAAGAAATTGTATATTCGCACTATACGTATGGTCAGCCAATTAGTTTATATCAAGTAACTTCACCAGAACAAGGAATTGTATTTACATTAAATGATCAAAATTTAAAAAAAGTTTTTAATTATTCTTATCCATTTACAAAAGACTGGACTAATTTTGTAAACTCAAATATAACACACAATAAATTAGAAAGCTCTATTCAAATAACTCCTACAGAAAATCAAGAACAAAAAACTGTAGAGTTTATAGACTTTATTAGCGTTCCATTAAATGATGCAATACAGTATTCAAAAATAGAATGGCTTGGAGAAAATGGAATATCTGTACAAACAAGTGTAGATGGAATAAATTATACAGAATGTAAAAATGGAAAAAGTTTACCTCAATATAAATATAATAATTTTCATGAAAGCGGAAATATATATATAAAGTTTATATTATCTACCTTAGATGCAAGTAGATATATACCTAAATTAAATTATTTAAATATTTCTTTTTATACTAATAAAGACATATCGGCAGAAAATTATGGAAATACAATAACTCTTAATCAAAATGAATATTTCTTGGGTAATAAAAACTATAGCCTATTATCTAGAGATAGTAGAAATGGATTAAGATGTAGCTCAAATTCTGGATTTATTTTAAATACTGATAAATTAATTAAAACTATAGAGTTCTTTTATACACCAGAATATAATGACTTAATAGATAGTGCCGAAATAACCAACATATCTCTCAGCACCAATTTAGTTATAAATGCTGAAATCAATAATATTTCATCATTTACAGGAAGCGCAGAGTATAACGTCATAGATGGGCAAAAGGGTTTATTGGTATATTCTGAATTAGATGGAGAGGCGGCAGAGTCAGAATATTCATGGAATGAAGATGGATCAATTAATAAAACAAACATATCCTCCATATATATAAATGGACAGGATAAGACATCAGAAACAAACATTAATAATGTCTTTACTCAAGATGAAATGCATCATGTGGTAATAACCTATGCAGACCCAATATCAAATGATATTAAATTTAATTACCTATCAGCAGGGGCAGTAGAGGCATTGTATAAAAATATAGCTATATATATAAATGAGCTTTCTCAAACTGAAATTGAAAATCATTATAATTTATACATGGAGAAACCAGCAATTGCTGCTAATATACATGATACTGCATTAATGATAAACGAACAAGAGGCAATTCTATATAATAATGACTGGGTTGTGTTACAAAGTAGCTAATTTTGTCACAATCATGGACAAAAAGATGGACTTTAACCAAAAAGAATGGTAGAATTAATACCTAATGGATATTAAAAGAATGAATCAACAGGTCATTGAAGAGACCACACTTGGAATTTATGTCTGGGAGATGCCAGATGGACGATGGATAGGTGACGATGACGGAAACTATTTATCAGTTACTTCTAAAAAAGGAAATCGTTCTAAAATGGATGCCCTTGCAAATGAAGTAAGATCATATGGAATTTATGAAGGACAACCAAAGTTTTTATCTGGAAGACGAAAAATTGATGATGAAGAATTCCAATACCAAAAACAAAGACTCGAATGGGGTCTAACACCAGATCCTCTTGACATAGGAGTTTATAAAGATGGATTAAAAAATGGAGGAAAACCATAATGGAATTTATTGATGACGAACAGGATTCAACTCAAAGAATTGATATTTCAAATTCTGCAGATTGGGTAAAATTTAATAACAAAGAAATTTCTCTTAACACAGACCCATTTAATATAGAGGGCGAAGAACTAAAAAAGGTTAATGGTCTAGGAACATCTTTCCGTAGAAAAATGTCTAGGGAGTTTTCAAAACGTTTTACTGGTCAAGAAGGCACTGGTACGCAACAGAATTTATTACAACAGGCGGTTACTGGTTATGCAATGTTCGATCTTGTGCAACCACCATATAATTTAGAATACCTATCAAAGATTTATGAAATATCACCGTACAACTATGCAGCAATTAATGCTAAGGTTGCAAATATTGTAGGTCTTGGCTATACATTTGTTGAGACAAAAAAAGCTAATGATGCTTTAGATAATATT